TGGGGACAAGGTTTGATGCCATGAAGCGGACGTTGTTGGTGCCAGCCGTGGTCGAACCGCTTACCCGAATGTCAATGTAAGTCAGTCCGGTCGTGACATCGACGCCGGTCCCAATCACCTCGGTGACACCGCTGGGGCCACCGACAAGGCCCATTACCCAGCCAGTGGGCAGTGCGCCACCTGAGCCGAGTATCCCGACAACCGCGCCCTCCATGCGCGGGTTGCGAATGTAGTTGGATTGACCACCCGTGCCATCGATACGCGCAGTGGCATTGACGATCGCCATGTCAGCGACCGTCCCGTGTGGGTTATGCCAGGGTGATAATCAAGGCGCCTGCGCTGAACACCAGCGAGTCACCCGCATTGAGCGCGCGCGCCGTGGTCAGCGTGCCATACCACAGCATGTTGCCACCCGACGCCGCCACCGTGTCCCACACCTGCAAGCCGGAGATGGTTGCCGATGAAAGGATCGGACCGAACGTCATCGCGTTGGTGTTGGAGCACGAACCGGCGGGTGACGCCGCCGCCGCCATTTGCAGCGTCTGGCGCGTCATGCCGGAGCCGGTCGGGAGTTCAGACCCGGAGATCGATGAGGGCACCCCCAAGCTCAGTCCAACGCTCCATGACGTCGGGCGCGTCGCCGCCACCGCGTCTAGGCTCCAGTCCAGCATCGCCTTTTGCAGATACGCCGAGATGCCCGCCATGATCCTCTCCTTTCAAAGCGGCCCTCGCCGCGTGAAACACTGCTTCGTGGGTGATGTCCGCGATGCACGCGGCCGCCTCGGCGTTCGCCGCCTTGCGGCAGGTGGCCACGGTGTCGTGCAGTTGGTGGCACGGCCAGCAATCGACGCGCACCCGATCGGCGTGCATCGTCCGTGTGTTGATCCAGTGCTTGGTGATGTTCTCCGGGCTGGCGTGGGAAAGCAGCATGATCTTGGGCATCGCTTCCATCGCGACCCCCCACATCAGGCCGGTGTCGGGACCGATCACCAGATCGCATTGTTGCAGCGTCGCGAGTGAGCGCCGGATCGGCCACGACGGCTTGTCCTTATCGGGCGAGATCGCCGCGTGCATACCACCGTAGCTACCGTTGTATTCGGCCACGAAATCCTGCACGTGCTCGGCGATCTTGCTTTCGGTCTCCGATCCGAACATCACCACGGCAACGCGCAACTCGCGGATGAGTTTGACGATGAGCATGGGCATGTAGGGCCAGATTTTGTCGAGGCGCGAGCCGGACAGGCTGATACCGACAACATGACGAACGCCGCCAGCACTGCGTATCGTGTCCAGCGTGCGTTTGGCGTGGTCGGTCTCGGCTGGTGTCGGATAGAAGCGCGGCGCGAAGTCATGACGCACCTCGGCGATGTCGTGGATGAACTCCAGATAGTTGATGCCGCAATGCGCCCGCCGCCACGACGCCGGCCAGTAGAACGCGGTTTGTCCGGGTAACAGCGCGAGCGAGGTTTCGCAGCTATGCGAGAGGTTGATCCAGCGTTCGTATTCGCGGCCGCGATGCGCGAACCACGCCTGCCACTGATCGCCCTGCGGCAGATCGCCCGGCTCGCGCACGGTGAGTTTGCTGATGCTTGGATGGTTTAAAAACGTAACGTGCTGCGGCGACTGCGCCATCATTTCGACGTGGTATTTTTCGGCGAGCAGCGGCAGCACCGAGGACGCCATGAGATTGTCGCCGATGCCGCCCATGCGGGCTACAAGGCACCAGGGCTTCACGCTACAGGCGGCCCATCAGCAACAGCACCAGCAGCACCACGATGATGATGCCGACGATGCCGAAGCCGGGGCCGTAATAGGGACTGCTGTGCCAGCCCGAGCGATAGCCGTAGCCGCCGCCGAACAACAGTAGGATCACCAACACGATCAGGATCAGCATCAAGGGCGACATGATCGGCCCTCCATTAAGAACCCGGCGCCAGTCGTCGAGTGTGGTCAGGTGGAATACAGATAGCCGTGGCGCGACAACCCGAGCAGGATGATCGCGAGGCATACCAGCACGATGATGAGCTTCAGGATCGGGTCGATCAGCACCGGGCCACGCGCGACGATGATGATCAGATCAACCAACCAGCACGCCAGCCACGCAACGACGCCATAGACGATGGCTTTCTCTTGCATCGGCCACCCCAAAATCAGGCAGGTTTATGCACCACGTGGCGATACTCGCCGGTCGGTAGTTTTACCCGAAACGGTGGCGGCCCCATCTCAGCGAGCAGCAGCGGGGTCTTCGGCAGCGGGTGCCACACGCCGTCGTCGGTGATGTGGCCCCAGGGTTTGCCGTCGTCGAAGTCTTCCTGCTTTTTCAGGAACTCAATGACTTCCTCGCTGACACCCTTTGCCATCAGTTCGGTTCCTTCCGCGTCAGGCACGACTCGATGATCTTGGTGATCATCGCATTCCTGAGTTCGGTGTTATGCTGGAATGACCACGCCGCCACGCCAAGGAACACGATATTCAACAACACCAACAAGAGGAAGGCGGGCGGCAGTGCGCGGATCAGCTTCTCGCTGACGTTGGCGATCAGCCCGGTATTGCTGGTTGGCGGTCCTGGTGCGTCGCTCACACGCCGCACATGGTTCGCAGATGCCAGTCGAACGACGAGAAGCTGATCTCGCCGCGCCGGAATTTGGCTTCCATCTCACGGTTGAGTGCCACGAACTCCGGCGGATACTCAAAACCCGGCGCGACCGTCGATCACCACCTCGCCCGGGCCGATGACGTGCACGCGGCCATGCGCGGCCGACGATGCCTCATCCTTGGCAGGCTCCGGTGTTGGTGTCGGCGTGGGTGCCGGATTGGGATCGGGCTGCGGCTTCGGGTTGTTGGGATCATCGGCGCCCTTGTTGGGATCGTCAGACATCAGCGGTCTCCTGTGATGGCAGCGGCGGCAGCGTCGAGGTGCCGGGCCGCAGCGGCTGGATCGGCTTCGGCTTGGTGCCGGGCTTGGTGGCGCCCTTGACGTTGGTCGGGTTGGGCCGCAGCGGCAAGCCCAGCACGCGCACCTGCCGCTGCACAGTCTGCTTCGACACGTGGAACCGGCGCATGATCTCGCTGATGTATTTGCCCTCGGTCCACATCTTGGCGAACCGCGCGTTTTCGTCGTCGGTCCACACGCGCGGCACGATGTGCTCGCGGCGGATGTTCACCAGAACCCCGGCGCGCGATAGCCGGCGACGTGCTGCACCGCCGCCCAGAACGCACGGGCGGCTTCGGTCAGGGGGAGGCCGTCGGGGATCATCACCTCGCCGGTCTCCAGGTCGATCTGGATACCGCACGGATGCAGTAGCAGGTGGTCCGGCGTCGGCTTCAATGTCTGGATCGTCACGCCGTCGAGCGGCATCACGATGTCAGCGGCCCGGATGGTCGCTGTGATCGCATCGGCGATCGAGCGGTCGACGTAGGCTTTGGCGACGTCACTGCCGCTGGCGGCACCACCAACGCGCAGCGCGCCTTCGCTCATATCGATATCGCCCAGCAACGGCTCCAGTTTGTCCATCAGTCGAACCCCTCGATCACAGGCCGCGAGCTACAGCGACAGTTGATCTCAAAGCCGGGCCACGTCCAACGGCCCTCAAGATACGCCCCGCGTGCCACCTCGTATATCGGCCCACTCGGGCCTGGGGTATACTTGCCCCTGGAGAACGCCAGATGCTCGGGGCGGAAATGGCCCGGGGCTGTAATGTTGCTGTGCATCCAGTGGGCGCGCTTGATACCGGCCTGGGTCTGCCGGGTCTTGGTGATCACCGAGTTCAGCTTGAAGGTCTGATCCTTGGCGATCAGCGTCGCGCGCTTTTTCGGCAGATCGAATTGCTCGCGCAGTTCCTTTTGCAGCGCGTGGATGTCGTTGCCCTTCTGCACGTTGCGCATCACCAGCCCCTCGACGCGCTGGAGGTGCTGGGCCGCGATCGACTTGATCAAGCCGACGTTCTCGGTGACGGCGGCCCGCATGATCACGTTGATCTCGGGCGATACCTTGAACTCGACCGTCCAGCCGGCCTGATCGAGCAGTTGCTCCATCCGCTGGGTGGTGTGCGCGACCGCGCGGCCGCCCCACTGGCCGGCGACGTCGGGCGCCAGTTCGTCGAAGTTCGACTGCCAGCGCCGGCCCAATTCCTTCATCGTGGTGATGATACGCTGGGCGCCGCGCGGGTCTTCCTGCCAGCGGGCCGACAGCCAGTAATCGAGCGAGTTGTTCATCGCGTCGATCGCGCGCCAGAGCCTGGAACGGTAGACCGCGCCGACCCCGGCGTTGGGATGCACGGGTGGGAGAACCTGGGGTTTCTTGGGCGGCACCGCCATGCGTCACCCCCAGGTGGGCAGGTTTACTCCTCGGCGGGCTGTGCAGGCCCCACGTCGGCCTCGGCGGCTTCATCGTCGGGATCGGGCGGCGCCGGGTCGACCGAGGTCACGCGCGGCATGGTGGTGGCATGCGGGATGCCGAGGCTTTCCGCCTCGCCGTCCCAGATCACCTCGCCCTCGGCCGCGTCCTCGCTGTCGTAGGACACGATCGTCATGCCGGTCGTCGAGTTGGGTTGCCGTTCATCGGCCATGCTACAGCCCGTTGCGCGCCTTCACGATATACTGGTCTTTGCCAGGAACCTTTTGGATTTCATAGACTTCCAAGGCGGTCCCGTGGCGCAGTATTACTTCGTTTTCGTGTTCAAAGCTAGCACTGGCTGCCCACAGCCCGAGCGCGCGGGTGCCCTTCCGGGCGGTGATCTGCCATTGCACCTTGTTGTCGCGCCAGCCGGACGGTGGCGCATAGGACGCGGCCGTGGACATGAAGCCCTTCACCTGCGGCCGCACCAGCTTGCCCATCGTGAGGTCGGCGATCATCTTGTCGACCTTCTGCTGCGGCATATTCTCACCGCGCCAGACAATCAAATCCTGCTGCAACACAGCATCGTCGTGTTCGAACAGTTCCTCGATATGATTGATTTGCTCCTGATAGTGCGCCGGTATTGGTGCGTCGCTTTCGTCCGCCTCGCGGAGTGAGCCGTTGACGCCGCCGGAGCCGCCCTTGTAGCTCTTGCAGGCTTCCCGTTGCGCCGCCGGGACTTTCTTCCACCAGTTGCGGTTGAGCGTCTTGGCGGCCGTGAGCACGACCGGATCAGCCGCGCTGTCCACCTTGATCGCCGCCGCCTCGTGTTTTTTGGCGCGCGCCAACATCGACGCGTTCGGCGTCACGTGCAGCCCGGTGCCGGCAGGTTTCGGTGCGGCGGGAGCCGGTTTCGGTGCCGCTGCGGGTTTCGGCGCGGCAGCCGGTGTCGCGGCTGGCGCGGCTTTACCGACGAAGCCGACACCCGGGATCGGCTCGCCGCCGAGGTGCTTGATCCAGGAATTGGCGAATTTCGCGGTATAGGCGTCGGGATACTCCACCACCGTGGGATACGCCTTCATCGCGGCGATCTTTTCCTCGGTGGTTTTGGTCGGATCGGTGGCGAGCGCATACACCTTCGGCTGGTGCTTGGAGGCGGTGTTCGGCTCCAGTTCGGCTGGGGTCGGCGCGGGCGCGGCCGGCGCGGCGGCGGGTGCCGGCTCGGGCGCGGGTTCCGGCTCGGCCGCCGCCATCTGCTCCATCTCGGCCTCGGATGGCGCGCCCTGCGCGGGTGGGCCGCCGTCTTTCTTGGCCTGCGCCTTGCCCAGCGAGCCTTTGGCGTGGCCGTGGTGCTGCTCCAGGTGGCTGATCAGTTGGTTCAGGTAGCCGGACACGTTGGTGGACTTGAAGTTGCTGGCATGACCCTTGATCGTCGCCACCAGTTCGTGCGGCGACTCGGCACCTGACGCCATGTGGTGCTCGACCGCCTGCTTCATCTTGGCGCCGATCGGGCCGGCATACTTGGTCAGTTCCGGCGCCGGCTTGAACGGCTTCGGTGCGGCCCCACCGCCGCCACCGGTCTCGCCGGCCCCCTTGGTGAACTGGCCGGTCTTGGCGCGCGGATGAGCCTCCTCATCCCACTCGCCGATCATCGCATCCATCGCGCGGAGCGGCGCCATCGCCGTGTCCTGTGCCGGATCGTCGGCCGGCAGGTCCGCCACCCGCTGGGCGATGTCGTCGCGCCGGGCGATCAACCGCTGCGCCAGTGCCGCCTTGGCCGCCGCGTCGCCCGGGCCGTGCTTGGCGACCAGCGCCTCGATCACATGGGAGGGGATCGCGGTCACGTTGGCCGCCGAGCGGCGCAACTGGCTGGGCGTCATCTCGCCGAACAACTCGTGCGCCTGGGTGGCATCCGGCAGGCCGGACACCGAATGGCGCATCGACTCCCATTCACCGACGGTATCGCCGAACGCCGCCCCCTTGGGGCCGCCCTGGGCGCGATACAGCAGGCTGCCGCCGGTATCGAGCGTGTGCATCACGCCGTCGATGCGCGCCTGATTGTCGTGCGTCAGACCGGGCGCGTCCCAGTTCGCCAGCCACGCATGGGTGGCGAAGTTGCGCTGTGCGTCGCGCCGGTCGGTCTTCGATTTCGGGTTGATGTCGGTCTTCGACTGCCATTCGGACGCGGTGCCGAGCTTGCCGCCGACGTCGGCCGGCATGGTGTGCAGCACAGGCGCGCGGGCCGCCTCATACAGCCGGGTGGCGAGCAGTTCGTTTTTGGCGTGATCCTCGGATTTCGACTGCTTGGCGTAGAATTTCCGGCCGTGGTCGTCCTCGTATTGGCCGCCCGGGTTGGAGCCAAGCTGACCGCCGATCTTGCTCATCGGCTTGAGATCGAGGGGTGCCTCCTCATCGGCGCCCTCGATCACGTGCTCGGCGATCTTGCGGTCGATCGGCTTGTTGAGGTGCTGGTGGAGTTCACCCGGCGGCACCAGCGAGACGCCCTCGGTCTCCCAGCCGTGCCCGTCCGGCGTGCCGCCGATCCGCTTGGCGTAATAGTAGCGCGCCTGGGAGGTGTCGCGCTGGGCGTCGCCGGCAAACCCGGTCAGTTCCACCCGCAGCCCGGACTCTTCGAACGCTTCCTTGATCGCGGTCGAGCGCAGCGTGTCACCAGAGTCCACACCACCCTTGGGGAACGACCCCTTATAGCCGCCATAGCCGCCCTTCGGCCGGATCATCCAGACGCGGCCGTCGGGTTCCTGGATGATCACGCCGGCACCCTGCTTGCGGCCGCCCTTCAGCGCCGGCACGTCCGGCTCATCGAACTCTGGCCCCTTGTCCGCCTCGGCCTGCCAGCCCGCGCTGGTGGTCGGGTGGTCGTGCCAGTGGGCAAACTTCACCCCGTGCAGCGAGCCGCTGGCCGGCTTGCTCTTGGTGAAGGTCTGCGCGCCGGATGCGACAGCCTTGCTGCCGGAGGTTTCATGGGAAACACCCGACAGTGATGCTGACCCACCGCCGGAGCCGAACTGGCCGTTATCGGCGCGCTTGACCTTGCTTTCGTCCCATTCGGCGGCGTCGGCGCCGAGCTTGAGCGCCTCATCGGGGTTGTCGTTGGCGCCGAGTTGGATGTGGCCGCGATCGTCCGGCCCGAGATGCACATGCACCTCGGCGTCGGGGTCTTGGGTGACCACGCGGACGTGGCCCTCGCCCGGCTTGAGGCCGTTCTCATCTTCCTGATCGCCGCTGCCCTTGGGGTTGGGCGGCTTCGGCGAGCCGGCCGGGCCGAGATGGCCGGGACCGGACGTCACGGGCGCGGGCGAGCCGCCGGCAGGCGTCGGGCCACCGCCCGGGGCACCCGGCGCGCCGGGACCGCTGCCGCCACCAGGACCGCCTCCAGGCCCGCCGCTGGGATCGCCCCCAAGGCCGGCCAGCGGATCGCCTTCCTGCGCGGGCGGCGTCGGCGCGGGTGTGGTGAGATCGAGGCCCTGATACGGGCTGTCGCTTTCGCCCGACAGTTTCTGGCGGATTTCGTCCGGCGACAGCACGCCCGCGTTGACATAGACCGCGTCGAGGTCGGCGTCGGATTTTCTCGCGGCTGCTTCCTCTTGTTCCGACATCTCGCGCAGCGGTTCCCAGGCGTGCGTGATGTCGGGATCGATCGCGCCCCACAGGCTCAACTGCATGACGTTGAGCACGGTGGTGAGGTTGGTATCGAAGAACGAGGTCTGGCTGGCGTGGATGAACTGCGCCCAGACCTGGAGTTCGCCCTCGCTGGTGGCGTTGAGGCCCGACGGCGAGATGCCGAGCAGCACCACCAGCGGGATACCGACGGCGGACGCCATGTGCTCCTGCGACTGAGCTTGCAGGTGATCGAGCGAACCGAGCGGCGCCGAGACATTCTTGAAATCCTCGGTGGTCTTGTCGAGCACCATCAGATTGTTATTGTCTCGGAAGAAATTGAATAGCTGGGCGCGCATCCTCATCTGGTCGGTGGCGCCGGAGTTCAGCACGCTGCCCATGTTCGTCATCATCACGGGCGTCGAGAAACTATGAATAAGATCGGACACCGACTGACGGGTGCGCAGCCAGTTGTCCACATACGGCTTCGCCATCTGCGACAGTGACAGACCAGCGAATGAGTAAGCCGGCTTGAGCATGTCCGGCATTTCGCGACCGATGAACGGCAGCACCCGTGTGCGATGGATTTCCTTGCCCATCACCCACCACGTCTGCGGCAGGTAGAAACTTTCTTTCAGCGGATCGGATGCGTTATACATATTCGGATAGCACCAGATCGGCTCGACCACGCGGATGCCCTTGAGGCCGCCTTTCTGGATCATGCGCGGATCGACCGGCAGCGGCAGCTTCATGAGGTCGCGGTCGTCGCCCTGGCCGGTGTCGATGTAGAGATGGCTGCGACCGAAGAACCCGTCGAGCAGCGCCAACAGCGTGAATTTCTCGCGCAGCTTGTGCGCTTTGATGCAGTCCTCAAGTTCGGCGATCTTGTCGCTCTTGTCGTCCTTGCCCTTTGCTTGCAAACGAAACCATCTGCGGGTCATGTCCTTCGCGATGGTCTCGCTGATGCGGCGATACTCGGTGCGCTGGGCGAGTTCGGCGAGGTAGGGAAAGCCGAGCCAGAACATGCCCTCGGTGACGTTGCCGTAGCCGAGATAGCCGCCCTGCTGCATCGGGTTGTTGAAGTCGTCCATCGCCATCGGACGGATGCCATCGGGCACCACGCCGCGCGGTGGTTCGGCGGGACGGAACAGCCGCTCCATGTCCGCAGCGGTGGCGGAGCGGGTCGAGTAAAGCTGGAACGGTGTCACCTGGGCGTCGCGGATCGCCCCCATGCCGACCAGCGCCTGATACATCGCGGTGGCGTCGAATGTGGGCTGCGCTGGCGGCGCCGGAGGCGGATCGGACGCGGGTCGAGTCAGCGATGCGGCATCACGCGCGAGGAGGCCAAGCAGGCCGCCAACAAAGGATTGCCACAGCGACATGCCACCTCATCGGCCTGGGGGGATGTGGATGCCGAGTGCGCGCAGCGCATCGGGATCGATGTTCATCGGCGGCTGCTCGACGATGGCGTTAAACGCACGCGAGGTGGCGTCCGGGTCATCGTCGTGGGCACCGTCGGGGAAGTTCTCCAATTCGGTGAACCACCGCTCATTCCAGCGCCCGCGCAGCACCAGCACATTGCCCACCTCGGCCTGCGCCGAGAACGGCCCGAACCGCGTCACCTTGTCGCCCGATTCGGGCGAGTTCACCACGATGAAGCCCTGCAACAGATGCGTCATCGCCACCACCTGGGCGACGCCCGACTGGCCGGGGTCTTTCGGGATCGAGGTGGTCGCCTCGCGGCCGTCCTGCTGGGCGTAATTCAGCACGCGACGGTTCACCTCGGCCGGGCTGCCACGGAACGCATCGGCGTGCAGCACGATCCAGCGACCGTCGTGCATCACGCCGATCTTGACGGTCGAGGTCCAGTCAGGATCGTTGTTGTCTTTCTGCTCGGTCGCGGCGAAATCCCAGCCGCGCACCACGCGCACGCACACGGGCGGGATGTCGACGATCTGGCACCATGAGCGGTTGAAGTAATAACCGGCACTCGGGCGGATTTTCCAGTTGCCGTTGAGCAGCCGCTCGCGCTCCACCTTGGCGAGCAGCATGAGATTGCCGAGATAGCCCGGATCGTTGCGCATCAGCGCCGGATTGTCGGCCAGCTTGGCGGCTATGAATGTGAAGGATTTGATCGTTTCCTTCGATTGCCCGGTGGCCGCCATCGCGGCCGCCTTGCTGTCATACCAGACCAGTTGATCGTCGGCGCCGCGCACGAAGTAGCGCACCACGCCGGAGCGTTCCGCGATCGGATAGCCGGTCGCGGGATTGACCCACCACGCGATCAGGTCGGCGACCCATGAGCCGGCGTCCGCGTTGCAGGTGGCGCGTATATACGGACGTATGCCGCTGGGCGAGCGGTTGCGGGAGATCAGGTAGAAGAACTGATCCTTGGTGAAGGTGGTCAGTTCATCGAAGCAGATGCAGCCGATCTGGCTGCCGTGCCAGTCGAACACCGTGTTCGGGTGCTCCAGGTGCGCCAGCTTGACGCTGCCCTTGCCGGGCCAGCGCCATTCCATCCGGTGCATCACCGGAAAGCCGCGCGCGAAGTAGTAGAGCTTCTCGGTCTCTGACCACAGGCCGCCGGGGCGGCGCAGATCGACCAGGGTGCGGCGGAAGATCACGGTGTCGAACGCCGTCACCTTCTGCGGGTAGCGCATGCCCTCCAGCAACAGCGCGTAGGACTTGCCGGAGCCGGCGGCGCCACCGAACACCGCGATATCAGCCTCGGTGTTGAGGAAGACTTCCTGCGGCCCGGCCTGCGGCCCGATGCGGCGCTCGACCCGGCCGCCATCAGGCATCGGGTGGGCCTGCGTGCAGGCGCCGTGTTGCCCCTACAGGCCCGTCGTCCACGGCTTCTCCGTCAGGCATCGTCGGTGCCGGTCTTGTCGGGCGTATCCTCGTAGGTGCCATCGATCGTCGGCGGCTCAGGCTCCGGTCGGTCGCGGCCGTTCTCCGGCAGGTAGAACCGCACCACCTCCTCGCCGGAGACGTCGTCGCCGAACGGCTCGGGGGTCTCCTCGCTGCCCTTCGGTATCTGCCACTCGGAGCCGCCGTGGGTCTGCAACCAGTAGCGCGCCGCCGACATATTGCCGGCCAACGCTTCCTTCACCACCACGAAGCCGACGCGTTGCACGATGCGCGCCTTGCCGGCCTTGATGTCGGGCTTGAAATACTTGTCGAGCGTGTGGACGTTGATGCGCAGCGCGTCCGCGATATCCGGGCGCGTCGCACCGTTGGCGGCGAACACCATCGCGATGTGGCGCTGCTCGGGGGTGGGCACGAAGGTCGGGATGCGGTTGCCGGGGCCGCGCCCTTCGCCACGCTGCATGCGCGCGGCCGGGCTGTCGGGATCGGGCGGGAACAGGCGTCTGATCTTCTGCTTGCTCATTCGGCGGCTGCCATCTCAGGGTCGCGGTCACGGATATCGCCGATCGCGGCGAAGGTCTCCCCGGTGCCGTGCAGGATCGCCGGCTGCCCGGTGAAATCCTGCCAGCGTATGATTGCTAAGTCGCAATACTTCGGCTCGATCTCGATCGCGTTGCAGGCCCGCCCGGTCATTTCGCAGGCGATGATGGTGGAGCCGGCGCCGACGAACGGATCGAGCACGATGTCGGCGGGATCGCTGAACGCCTCGATCACCGCCTGGGCGAGCGCCACCGGGAACACCGCCGGGTGATCGGTCGAGCCGTTGAACCGGTTCACCCGGAATACGCTGTCGGCGACCTTGTTGGGGTCACGGGTGCTGGCCTCCGGCGCGGCGGGTCTCACCACGCCGTCGGCGCCGCGCAGCACACCGCCTGTGCGGGTGCGGCCGATGTTCTTCGGCTGCTTGGCGACCGACTTGCGGGCGCGCTGCTCGCCCGTGCGGTTGAAGTGGAAGATGAACTCGTGCGAGGGGCCGAGCCGGCCGCGCCAGTCGCCCGGCAGGCCGAAGCCTTGGTCCCAGACATACCAGCCGAAGCGGCGCCAGCCGCGCGCCCGCATCCAGGCGATCCAGCCGTCCCAGTAGGCCGACCACTCGCCGTCGCGGTGCACGAGGCCGAGGTTGACCAGCACCTGGGCGGTCTCGGTCACCGGCAGCGACCGGAACGCGCCCTCCATCAGCACGTCCCAGTTGCCGACGCCGGCCTCATAGGTGCGCTGGGTCAGGTAGGGCGGTGAGGTGAAGCAAAGATCGGCGCGGACCATGTCGGCCGTCAGACGCGCGTCGGTGGCGTCGCCGCACTTGAGGCGGTGATTGCCCAGCCGCCACACGTCCCCGGCCTGGGCGATCGGCAGGGCGGGCGCGGCGGGCACCTCATCGGGGTCGGTCAACCCCACGGTGCGCTCGGCGAACAGGGTGTCGAGTTCCAGGCCGGAAAACCCGGTGAGCGAGAGGTCGAAGCCCTCCAGCTTGAGATCGCCCAGTTCGGTGCGCAACAGGTCGGCGTCCCAGCCGGCGTTGAGCGCCAGCTTGTTGTCGGCGACGCGGTAGGCGGCGATCTGGGCGGCGCTCCAGCCCCGCGCCACCATCACCGGCACCGAGGTGAGCTTGAGCTTGCGCGCCGCCAGCACGCGGCCGTGGCCGGCGATCAGGGTGCCCTGCTCATCGACCAGCACCGGCATCGCGAAGCCGAACGCGGTGATCGAATTGGCAAGCTGCTCGATCTGCTCGGGCGAATGGGTGCGGGAATTGCGGGCGTAGGGGATCAGCGTGTCGAGGTCGCGGCGTTCCACGCGGTCGGCGGGCCAATCGGGCATGGCAAATTCTCCCGCAAATAATTCCAGGTCCGCGTGCTTTTCGCCTTGCGTTTAGTGGGTCAAACTGGCATAACAATCAGGCACACACACAAACGACCCCGGAGACCACCGCGATGTATGACCTAGCAGTTGAAAACGTGAAGCCCGGCCCATGCGAGAAGTGCAAGGGGTCCGGCGTCTATGCCTGGGGCGCCTCGATCAACGGCAAGATGCAATTCTCGGGTTCCTGCCATTCCTGCCGGGGCACCGGTCAGCAGTCGAACCGGCAGATCATGATCAACCGCACTTACAACCGGCACAAGATCGCCGCGATCTGCTCGGGCGGCTACTGATGAGGGCCAGTGCCGCGAAGCGGGGACGCAATCCCCGCTTTCCCTACATTGCCGTGGTCATTCGCGACGATGGCAGCACCCACAACACCAACACGAAACGCGCGTTCGCGACGCGGCAGGAGGCGCTGTTCTACGCCGAGCGCTGGATCGCTGCCGCCCAGACGCACGCGGCGAAACAGGCGGCCGCGTATGCCGCCAGACATGCAGGAGCACCACAATGAACGCCGAGCGCCGCAAGCTGCTCACCGACGCCGAGTCTCTACTCGATCAGGCCCGCACGCTGATCGAGCAGGCGCGCGATGAGGAGCAGGAAGCCTACGACAACATGCCCGAGGGCCTTCAGAACGGCGACCGTGGCACCGCGATGAGCGACGCGATCGACAACCTGGAGACCGCCGCATCCTCGATCGAGGACGTCGTCTCCAACGTCGCCGACGCACGCGGGGAGGGTTAGATGGCCGTTGCGTGGCAGAAAGAGTTCAGCGTGCCGCGCGACGATCGCGATGGCGTCGCGGGCGTCAAGGTCGAGGATGGCGGGCAGGCGATGGTGATGTATGAGCCGGTCGCCAGCATGTATCAGCGCGACGGCGCGACGCTTTACGATCCCGCGTTCTTTGTCCGGTTTCATAGTTGGACCGAGACCCGGCCCTACTTCAAACAACACGCGCTTTTCAAGAGCCTGATGGGGAGGCGCGTGCGCGTCACGGTCGAGATCATCGACTGATGCCACGTCGCCGCAAACAGCCGAGCCTCGCCGACAACGGCGGCTTCCTGGTGCAGAGCAAGATGTGCGCGACGTGCATCTATTTGCCGGGCAGTCCGCTCGACATCCGCAAGCTGGAGGCCGACGTCGCGGACAAATGGGGTGGCTTTCACGGTCACCGCATTTGCCACCATTCCAAGCGCGGCGCGTGCTGCCGGGGTTTTTGGAACCGGCACAAGAACAAGTTCGCGCTCGGCCAGATCGCGCAGCGGCTGGGCTTTGTGAAGTTCGTGACCGACAACGACTAACTGCACACACACAAATGGAGAATCACAATGACTTCACGTCTCACCGGCATCTGCTTTGCCGCCGTGTTCGCGTTACCGATTGCCGCCATTGGCGGTGTCGTATTCATCACATCACCCACCGCCGAGACGACGCGTGTCGTGCCACATCATGACGGCAGCGACAGCGCGCGGATCGACGCCGAGATCGAGCGGTCACACCAGCGCGCAGTGGCGATCACCGAGGAAGTGCGACGCGGCATGAAGCCGACCGCGCAGGACTACGCCAAAATGATCGATGCCATTCCGGCCGGCTACACCGAGCGTGATCTCGGCGCCATCGTCGATGCGGCGCAGCACAACGAGGCGCGCTTCAACCGCGACTACAAAGGGCGAAACTACAGCAGCACCACGGCATTCAAGGCGGTCAGTCAGCAGATATATGGCGGCTATTCGGTGCAGTTCACCGATGGCTCGTTTTGCATGAGTGTCACCGACAGTGCGTTGCTCGGCAAGATTGCCGATTGGCCATACGGCAGACCGGTCATGTTCGGCGGCACGATCGAGGATACCAGCCTCGGCCATCTCATGATCAAGAACTGCCGGTTTTGGAGCTAGACAAATGTGGATACCGAATAACATCGTCGCCGACGTGGATCGCGCCGCGCGCATCCATTACGTCGATCGCGCCATGTGCGTCCTCTGGAACGAACACCGCAAGCCCGACGAACTGCGGCTGCTCACCGGCTGGGCCTGGACCGCCAAGGATGGCCGGTCGTTCCGGCAGGGCTTCAAGACCCCGACGGTGGCCTACCGCGACGCTTACTATTCGCTGGTCAGGCGCGAGGAGGCACCGCCGATTGCACGGCCCCGGCTGCGCGTGGTCAGCAACAGGAGCGTGGCATGAGGGCATCCGCCACCGCAGCGCGGCCGTCGACGCCGCTGGAGATCGCCAAGTTCGGCCACATCGCGGTGGCGCTGCGCGCGGTGATGGTGGCGCGGGACTGGTCGCCCGGCGCGCTCAATCAGGCGATGGGCCTCGATCGCAACAACACCGCGATCTATCTCTACCTGCGCGGCCAGGGGCAGCCCTCGCCGGAGCGCCGCAGGGCACTCAGCGCGGCGACCGGCATCCCCGAGGCGGACCTGATGGCCCGCGACCCCGAGGCGCCGTCTGCGCCGTTGTCGGCCGCCGCGCTGGCGGCACCGCAGCGCGCCTTGATCGTGCACCGCAAGCCGCCGCAGCCGCAGCGGCCGCCAGCGGTCGAGCCGCCCGTGCTGCAATTCACCGCCCATCCCGACGGCACCGCGCGGCTCGCGTTCGACGTGACGATGGCGACCGAGAAAGCCGTGCCGTTGCTGCGGATATTGCTGGACGCCGGGATGATCATCGCGCGGGAGTAATGGATGCGGCTGATCCATTTCAGCGACGCGCCGGTCAAGCTGGGCGATCTGGTGGCACGCGGGCAGGATGAGGAAGGCGGCATGAAGCCCAAGGGGCTTTGGCTGTCGGATGAGGCCGCCGAGTGCTCCTGGTCGTGGTGGTGCCGCAGCGAGAATTTCCGGCTGCAAATGCTGACCCACGTGCACCGCGTGACACTCAGCAACTGCGCCAACGTGCTGATCCTGGAGACGCCCGGGCTGGTGCGCGACTTCGGCCGCGAGTTCGCGATCCAGCATGGCCCGTTTGCCGGCGGCAGCATGCTGGGCCACCACATCATGATGCTCGACTGGGTGCGGGTGATCCAGCGCTGGCACGGCCTGATCATCACGCCCTACCAGTGGGACTGCCGGCTGGAGAGCGACACGTTCTGGTATTACGGCTGGGACTGCGCCAGCGGCGTGATCTGGGAACCGACCGCGATCGGCTCGGTGATCCTGGACGCAATCACCGAGGTGCCGACGCCGTTCTACCCCGACGACGAAGATGAGCCGGCGGGCGACAAACCGATTGACGAATAGTGGGTCACAGTGGCATAACATCGCGGCACACACACACGAGTGACCCATGAAACCATCAGACCCCACCAAGCGCGGCCCGACGCTGGCCGATCGCTTCGCCACCCATCGCTACCCCGCGCATGAGCGCTATCTGGCGCCCGGCATCCTGGAGGCGATGCAGCAGAAAACCCGCATGGCGCATAAGTTCGTGCTGGACGAACAGGCCACCACCCGTGTCGCCCATGTGGTGCGCGATATCCCTGATCTGATCCTGCGCGAGCATGCCTTCGCCCGGGCGCCGTTCGAATTGTCCTGGATCGAGTTCCCGCACTGGCTCTACTGGCGCGAGATCGGCAACAACCCGGAATTACAGGACGACAAGGCCGACCACACGATCGGTTACCTGATCGATCACGGCGTGGTCACGGTGGTTTCCGGCGGCATCATCGCGCAGCCGACGATGGGGCCGTATCCCACGGTGCTGCGCTACTATCTCAACACCGAGTGGGATGAGCGCGATCAGTCACAGTTCCTGCGCGATGCCGGCAGCACCGCGCAAGCCGACTTCATCGACAAGTTCCTCTGGGGATCGAGCTACAGCAAGATCGATCCGGCGCTGCGCGATCAGTTGCGCAAGCGCAATTCGGTGCGCCCGACGCCCTACTCCACCACGATGGCGGCGGATGCGACGCGGCGCTGGATACAGGGTGCGCACCACAGCGGCGCGGGTGAACTGCGCACCGTGATCGCGCTGTTGCTGATGCTCAACCGGCCGATGATCACGCGCTATTCCAACGTCGAACCGGGGCGCGGTTTCCACAAGGGCAAGCTGATGCCCTACATGGCGCACACCACGGTGACGATCGATCTCGACGCGGTGCCGACGCTCAAGCTGATGAGCGCGCCGGAGGGCGATGGCACGCCACGCCGCCGGCACGAGGTGCGCGGGCATTACTGCCACGATCGCGAGGCGCGCGACTATCTGCGCATCGCCGGCTGCATGCACGACTGGCGCACCTGCGACGATGAGTGGACGCCCGCGCCCGCCATCCCGGATGCCAAGGCCAACCATTGGCTCTGCGCGGTCTGCGGTGGCAAGCGCTGGTGGCGCGCCGAGCATGAGCGCGGCGATGCTGGCCTGGGCTTCGTGCAGCACGACAGCTACGCGGTCACCGCGTCATGACCGGGCGCGTCCGGCTGCCGTGGAGTTTCGAGAACGGCAAGAAAGTGCCGCTGCGGTTCCGTAAAGAATGTGAAACAACCCTGGAGTGCGTATGATGATCGATACCGCCAAGCTATTCGAGAACGAAATAGCATTTGCCGAGAGCCGCATCATCGCATCCGGCGAGTTGGCGCCGATGTTCTCGGTGCATTTCGAGAAAGACGGGCAGGACGCCGTCGCCGCCATCATCGGCGACTTCGCCAACTACGAAGCCAAGATGCAGAGCGTCAATCTGGTCAAGATCATCGCCGTCGCGGTTGACGCCTACGCGGTCAGCCTGATGACCGAGGCGTGGGTCGCCGGCATCGACAAGAGCACGGACAAGGCCATCGTCAACCTCGCCCCGTCCGATCGGATGGACCGCAAGGAAATCGTCATGGTGACGATGTCACGGCGCGACGCCGGGCCGCTGTTTTCCTCCCGCGAGATCGAGCGCGACGCCGCCGGCAAGGTCGTGAAGCTGTTGGCTGACACGGCCGGCGATCACACCGGGTTCGAAGGCCGCATGGCGAATTTGCTGCCGGAGCGCCGGCCGACGGCGCGCGAGCAGCGCAGCGCGGAGGGCCTGCTGCGGATGTTCGGCATCAGGATGGAGAAGCTGCAACGCCACTGACGCTTGACCTATAGTGGGTCACAATGGCATAATGAATTTGCACACACACAAAACCTTGGAGACACCTGATGCCTGATAACATTGTTCTGCCGTTCTCGCGCTCGGCGTTGATCGAGATCGCGATGGCGCTTTCGGACGCCGCCACCAGTGCCTATTACGATGAGCGCCTCGATACCGCCGCGCGCACCTACGGCCACGCGGCCACGTTCTATGACGCCGCCGGCTATGCCTGCACCGCCAACGACAAGCGCCGACTGGGCAACGTCGCGCAGACCGAGGCCGCCGAGGCGCGCCTCAAGGTGATCGAGCACGTGATCGAGCACGTCACCCGGGCGGCCGCGTGATGTGGGTCATGCTGAACGACAGCTTCCTGTCGATCGTCGCGCACCGCTCCAAGCGCAGCATGCTGGTGATCCGCGCGCGGCGTGCCGAGGATATCTCGCTGGTGTTCCCGCAGGCGCGGCTGATCGAGGGCGGCGGCATCGATTACGAGTTCCGCGCGCTGGTCAAGCGCAGCGTGGTGCAGCGCGCGATGGCGCGTGAGGTGGAGCGGATCGACTATCACAACTTCAAAGACTCGGTGCGCGATGTGCGCCGCCACGATGTCTACCTGACCGTCTGGGCGACGCTGATGCGGCTCGGGCGCCGGCAGCGACCGTTGCCGGTGCCGATCCACCCGGTCGATGATTTCACACTGATGCAGGATGAATAAATGCCCAGAGCCAAGCCGTCCCTCGATCCTGATGCGATGACGCCCGCGCGGTTCCGCGCGTGTCTGGAGGAGTTGGGGATTTCCCAGCGCGATCTGGCCAGGGTGATCGGCTCGGCGACGCGCCTGCCGGGCAGTTGGGCCACGGGCGTGCACAGCGTGCCGCCCGCGATCGGCCGCTGGCTGGAGCGGTGCGTCAAGATCAAGGCCAAGCAGGTGCAGTTGCCGCCGGCACCGAAGGACTGGCGCCGCCGCTATCCGCTGGAACTGATCGGACGCGATGCGCTGGAACGACTGGGAGAGAAACTCAAGTAATGGAACATGAAATGAACACGATCAGGAACCTGCGCGCCTGCCGGCATTACGCGACGCTGCTGTGCGCGGCCAGGATCATCGAGCAGAATGGCACGTTCGGCATTGCCCACTCGGTGCGCGTCCCGGCGCAACGCATCTATGACGCCGCCGACCCGGCGATCTGGCCCGCGCTCGACACTATCAAGCGGGTGATGGAGATCGACGACACGGTCGACCAGCCGGGCACGGTGCTGATGCACGCGGGCATCGCGATGAACCAACAGGCCGACGAACAGGGCGAGCCGAGATGACCGAGGTGCCGGAGACGCCGCGCGGCAGCTTCGACTGGTTGCTGGCGAAGCCGGTGGTGCACGAGTTCCAGGTGCCGCTGCCGAATGCCGAGCCGGGCGTCGAGCAGACGCTGAAGGTGGTGATCACCGCGAAAGCCACCGTCACACCGAACCGGTCGTGGGGCACCTTCCTCGTGGTGTGGGCCTCGATCGTCGTCGGGCTGATGGCGGCGATTGCGATCAACACCGCGCACGGTGCGACTTGGGAAGATCAGAACGCCCAGCGCCGCGCCCCCGCCTGGGGGCAGCAAAACTGGGCACAGCCCGAGCCGGGCGTCACCACCACCTATCGCGACACCGTGGCGCCGGACGGTTCAGCCGGCCGCTGCGCGCTTTACCAGTGGCGTGGTGAGCCGAGGATCGACTGTCGGCACTAACTGGAGCCGGTGGCGTCGCTTGCCCAGCTTGTCGACCAGCACCTCGTTGATCGCGATCAGCGCATCCGTGGTCTCAAGCCCATCTACAGCGAGATATACGGCTGAAATGGCGCGCTGGATTTGGTTGGCGCGATGTCGCACCAAGCGACGCTCACGCGCGGAAGCTTGCTCGGTTTCCTGCATGCGGCATCCTGATTTTGCGGGGGACACGGACGCGACTGGCGCGAGTGTAGAAAAATTGGTCGCACAGTGAGTCTGGTGTCGTCAAGCATTTGCGAGGCCCAACCGGTAGACGTGCCGGCGAAAAAAATCGGCGTGGCTGGTGAATTTGGCGTCGATTGCTGTTGCAAATGGTGGGTCAGAGTGGCATAACGATTTGGCCGGCCCGGGTGGGTCGGCTGCACACACACAAATGGAGACAGACCATGCCTTTCGATACCGCGATCCTCGGCAACGATTTCATGCCGATGAACCATAAGAACATCCAGCCGATCGGCGCCCAGGCGCTGAAGTGCTTCGACGAAAAGGGCACCGAGATCGCCGGCTACCACCACATCGTGCGTGGCGACACCGGCCAGACCATCCGGGTCGCGCCCGAGTCCTACACCGTGATCCAGAACGAAGCCGCGATCGAGATGGTCGAGACCGCGCTGGTCAGGTCAAAGCTGGACCTCACCGACGCTCGTTTCGGGGTCGATTACAGTCATGACGGCGCGCGCATGTTCGCCCAGTGGCTGCTGCCTGCCCACACCGCGCTGGTGCGGCCGGGCGTCGAGGCCAGCCTGCGGGTGATCATGCTGAACGCCTATGACGGCACCACGGCCCTCCAGGGCCGCGTCGGTTCGTTCAACTGGGCCTGCGCCAATCAGGCGGTCTCGGGCAAGGAATACGCCAGCTTCCGCTTCGCCCACACCGGCAAGATCAACCTGGAGCCGGCGATCGGCAAGCTGACCAGCGCGGCCGAGAACCACGTCGAGGAGGTGCGGCGCTGGGTGAACTGGCCGACCGTCGCGGTGTCCGACCAGCTTGCCCGCAAGCTGCTCACCGCGCTGCCCAAGGCCAGCACGTCACAGGTCGACGCGCTGGTGCATGACTGGCTGCGGGCGCGTGACGAAGACCCGATCCAGGGCGGCCCGAACCTCTGGTGCCTGTTCAACGTGCTGACCCGCTGGGCGACCCACGATGACGCCAAGGGCGAGAACAAGGCGTTCCGCAACTGGGAGCGCCATGAGCGGATCGCCGAGGTGATCGAGGGCAAGGTGTGGAAGGAAGTCGAGGTGGCCGGGGCGTGAGCGGGGCAGCACCCGGGGCAGCGATGCCCCGGGCCATCCGCGTGCCGACCGGCGACTACATGGCGCGGCTGCACTGGCGGCTGCGCGCGCGGTTGCCGCTATGGGCGGTGTTCGGCCCGGGCACGATCGAGTATCCGCACCACTGGGTGGCGCGCATGCACGTCGTGCTGCCCGAGGCGCGGGTGACGCGGTTCGTCATCACCCACGATACGCTGGAGGGCCTGCGCGCCATCCTGCCGCCCGCGTTGACCTATTTCCCGCGCCACCCGCACGACCCACCGTATCTCGTGGAGGTTTGGCTATGAGCGACGCCGATCGCGTGGCCCGCATTGCCGCCGGCATTGCCATCACCGACAAGCTGATCGATGTGTGCGCGCCGATCGTCGACGGGCAGGAGACCGCGCTGGTGACCGAGGCCCTCGCGGCGGCCTTCATGGCGATGCTGGTCGCCGGCACACCCAACAAGCGCGACCAGTTCGTGGTGCTGGCGCGTTACGCCGAGCGCATCCTGGAATACGCGCGGGATGCATGAGCGTCGGCTGTGATGTTCTACGCGGTGCGCGTCGAGTGCGACGGTCCCCGGCCATTCACCGCCGGGCTGGTGATCGAGCGCGACACCGAGATTTGCGTCAGCGCGGCACCGATCCTGCGCTGGGCGATCGGCCTGGGCGCTGACGAACTGCGCCGGCAGTTCGCCGCCAAGGGCTTCCGCGCCACACGGCGCCCCTACCACGGAGAGACCCCGCCATGAGCGACGGCATCAGCAGGCTGCATATCGTCAACGACGTCATACGACCCGATCCGGACAGTGACTGGACCGCCGAGTTGATGACCGATGACGCGATCGACATCTCGGTGCGGATCGGCTTTCAGGCCAGCGAGGAGCGCGCGCGCGGCATCGTGCACGAGATGGTGCGGCCACGGGAGGAACCCGATGGTTGAGTTCGATTGCGAGGGCTGTGGCGCGCATGTGATCGACGTCGGTCGCGACGCGATACCGGCAAGCCATTGGTGCGCCACCTGCGGCTTCATCCACTGGTCGGTGCGCGATTCGAGTTTCGTCGTGCAGCGCGAATTGCTGGTGCATCTCGGCGCCATGAAACCACTACGGATCAAGGGAGGAACTGATGCGATCACAGATACAGTTTGCGCTGGCGCACCCGGTGTTTGACCCGGTGACCCAGATCGTCACCGGGCACTACTGGCGCGCGGCGCACACCATCTCGGCGGCCCTGACCGTCAATATCGGCCTGGAGTGAGAGGTTTATGCCGGCGGCCGTCCGCTTTGGATGTTGAGCCTCGCTCAACAGGACTTGGCGCGACGACGGCCGGTGCCCGTGGTCCGTTGGACTCGGCAAATGATGCGCGAGATCGAGGCGGTGCGCGACCGCATCTTCGCCATGTGCGGCAGCCCCGAGCCGGTGATCGAGGCCGATTTACGTGAGTTCCCCGCGCTCAATCAGCGGGTGTCGCGGCAGTGGCGCCGCCCGCTGTCGATCGAGGAAGTGGCGCAGTTGGCACCGACGCCGGAAGTGCGCGAACGCAAGGGGAGACCATGAATGTTGAAAGTGACGTTGACCACGGCCAATGGCAAGAAAGTGCTGTTGATCGGCCTATCGTTCGGCAACCTCGACCGGCTGCGCGAGGAAGTCGGCGATACCTTTATCAAGATCGATCCTGTGCCGCTCGGCCTGTCGCACGAGGTGCTGATCTTTTCCGGGCGCACCGAGGCGGACCTTGCCGAGATCATCAGCAAGACCGGCGCTGAGTTCACGCCTGACAGCCGCGTCGAGATCAGCGACAAACTGAAAAACTGATGCACACACACAAATGGAGACGATCGCCGTGAGTGACCACGAAAAGCTGACCCTGTCAGACTCTGAGATCGCCGTGCTGGCGCGCTTGGCGTCGCTGGATTTGACCGGCTTCCTGACCCAGGCGACGCACAACTGGAAACACATCGAAAACATCGCCGCCACCTCGGTTGCCAGGACGATGGTGTTGCGCGAGCGCGGGGTGGTGCCGGAAAGCCGTGATGAGATCAAACAATTACTGGTGCTGTCGTTCCGTTGTTCGATGATGGCGAAGCTGACCGAGCACATCCGCGACACGCCGGACCTGCACGCGACCCTCCTGCACGACGACGCGATGATCGACGACATACTGCGAAAAGTCGAGACGAAGACCAATGAAATGACGGCGGAGACGCGGCCATGAGCGACGATACTGTGAGGGCGCGCGCGGTGCTGGATACCGTCGCGATCAACGCTGGCGAGGCGGCGTATCTGGCGTTGCTGATGAACAAGAATGCCTCGCTCCGCGATCTCGATCTCGACGCGCTGGCGGACGGCATTCTGGCGCACCGCGATGGGTTGGGGTTTCACGAGAACCCGCACCGGCCGGACGCGATGACGCGGCGGCGGCTGTCGTGGGCGATCGGCTGGAACGAACGCGCGTTGCAGGTGCGGCCATGAGTTTCGATCTGGCGTGGATCATGACGCTGCCGAAATTCTTCCGGTGGGGAGAGTTCTGCCACCGCTTGGTGGCACTCGGCATCGTTGATCCGCCACGCTGGCCGTGGTCGGGCTGGCAGTTCGCGCCTTACATGCACCGCGCCATTGCGGCCGGGCGTATCAGGCGGATCGGTCGCGGCCGCTATGAAAGGGTAGAGAAATGAGCGCGCCGTTCGACCTGCCGTGGATCATGGCGCGGCTGCGCGACATGGTGGCAAGCTACGAGACCGTGCCGTTCGTCGGCGACGCCGATCTGACGGCGTGCCTGCGCATCACCTACTGGGACCGCGCCAGCAACACCGGCATCACCCTGGTGGTCGGCGTTGAACCGGCGACGAGGCCGGATGACGACGGATGAGCCTGATCGATCCGGCGTTCTGGGATCGGCCACGCCTCTGCATCGTGGCCAGCCTGTTCGCCATGACGTTGGTCGCGCTGATGCTGATCGGCGCGATCGTCATCCTGGTGTGGTAGCTACGGCGCGGCGAACTCGTGGCAGCGCACGCAATAGCGCTCGATCATGTCGTTGCGGTTGTAACTGACGGCGCCGCATTTGGGGCATTCGTAGCGCGCTGGCGGTGATGGATCGGCGTGGCCGATGCCGACCGCCAGCGCCTCGGCGCGCGCACGCTCGCGCTGAGCATAGGGCACGTAGCTTTCCATCACCGTCAGCATGTCGCGCACACAGGCCAGCGTGATGTGCGCCGGGCGTGGGATGGTGTGGCGGTGTTTCATGGGGCTTTCTCCGGCCAGTTGGGACCACCGACGTGACGCTGCATATGCTGGGTGACGTTGCGATCATTCAGCGCGATCTCGGCGCACAGCCACCAGCATCCGCAGGTGCACGGCGTGTCGACGATCAGCGGCTGTTGCTTGCCGCAGCGGGCGCAGCGCCAGTCGGTGGCGTCGCTCAATAGCCTGCCTCCCGCGCCATCCGTTCGCCTTCGACCTCCGCATCCCAGAACAGCTTGGCGCAACGCTCGCACAACAGCGCGTTCATGCCGGGATGATGGAAATTGCCCGGCAACACCGTCGCGTCGCGGAAGCTTTCAAGTGGCGTCTGGCATTGCCCGCAGTCGAAGATGTGCTCCGGCAAATACCGCGTGCGACCGTAATCGAATTTGACTGGCTGGGTGTTCAGGTTTGTCATGGTGGTGGCTCCAGCAGATCGATGTCGCTTTCCGATGGCACGATCTGGCACAACAGGCCGTTCCATTGATATGACCAGACGCCCCGGATATGCGCCTTGACCCAGGCGCGGTCGTTGGCAGTCGGATCGCGCCGCTTGCGCCAGTGCTCGCGCACCCAGTGCAACAGTGCGGCGCGTCGTGCCTTCCCGGGGGGGATGTCGCGCAGCCGGAATATCTCGCGCATACCGACGATATCGGTGAACAGCCGGGCACGCGGGCCTTTGCCTTCGCCGATGAGCACCGACCATAGGTAGCGCTTGCGCAGCATCATGCCGCCGATCATGGCGATGGCACGATGGTCATCGCCCCCGGCGGTATGACCTTGGCGATAACCAAACCATGCGGCGTCGATCTGATAGTTGGCGGTTGGTGAGTTCATACCATGACCACCGCCGGTCGCGCGCATCGGACTGATCACGTGACCATCGGCGAGGATGGCATAGGGTGTGCGGATCGTCTCGGCCTTGCCGTTCGGCCGCACGAACATCTGCATCTGGTCGACCATACGCGGATAGAACCGCTGCAACACGCCACGCCATTCCTTCGGCACCAGCGTCTTGAAGCGGGTGAACTGCCACGTCCCCTCCGGCCAGCAGTCGTCAGGTTCGCCGTATTGAGCGGTGGGAAATGCAGCCGCACAGTCGACTGGCCACATCGGCTGATCGGCGGCGGTCTTGCCGACCAGTATCCAATCATCTTCGCCGGTTCCGGTCATCGGTTCGAAACCATCGAAGCGGGCGGCGGGGACTTTATGGATCGGCGGCAGATAGTCATCGATCTCGCTGCGCCCACCCTCGGCGCAGATCAGGAACGCCAGCGCTTCTATGATGTGCTCGGTCTTTTCGGTCACGGGGGTAATCTCCGGCCCTTGGCCAGATCGTCCATGATCTCGCCGTCGTAGTGCGTCGCGAGTCGGTCGAGCACCACCATCAGGCGTTGCTTTTCGAGCTTCACCGTCGCCGCCGGCACGCGCGTCTTGGCCCATTGAGTGAGCGTGGTGTTGCGCAGGATGATCACCTCGATCATCAGCAACTGCGGCGGCTGGAACAGCAGCACGACGCGGCGCAGCGAGCGCACCGCGCGCATCTGCTTGACCGCGTCCGGCCCCAGACCCCAGCGCGGCTGGCTGAACTGCTGCACATAGATCAGCGGCCGCGTCACGGCATAGCCGAGCAGCGCCAGATCGACCTGCTCGCGCAGCATGTCGGCGGCGAGGATGTGCATCGGCTCGATCCCCGAGCGCGGGTGCCCGAGCATGCGGCGCAACGGATCGTAGCTGCGCCAGCCCTGCACCGTGCGGGGCGTGCGGCGGGCGTCGGGGGTGGTGTCGGCCGGGTCGGTCCATTCGCTCGGCATCAGCGCGGCGCGCGAGCCGGGACGTTGGCGGATGCGGCTGGCGGGTGGCGCGTCGAGATCACTGCCCAAGGCGGGCGGTGCGGCGGTGAGCCGGTGCGGGCGCCGGGCGGACACTCACTGCGCCCAGACGCTGGGCGCCGTCAGGCAGCGCGTGGCGGCCGGCAGGGAGGGGATTGGCAGGGCGCTGGATGAAGTGGCGGCGGGGCACAACCCCCGCCGCCTGCACATCACACAAATGACCCTGGATCGCCGCGCGGAACCCGCTGCGCCGTCTGGCTCAAATGCGCAGCGGCCTACATAGCGGCTCGGTGGATAACCTTCAACGACGGTGTGGCCCGGCGGGATAAATCTGGCCCTGCACGCAAGCAGGGGAACTGCGGCCCGCCGCGTTACGTTCTCCCCGGTCTGGTCACGCCACAGCATCATGATTGCACCTTTGAGGTGCGGCCCTCGCCATATACCAGACCCTTGCGTGCAAGATCGAGGCAGTCGTGGCAAATCTCCTGCCCGCGATTGGCGGTGGCGAACAGGAACTGGCAGTTGGGGCAGCGTTTCTTGACCTGCCCACGCATCGGCTGCCACGGCTCCTCGTTGACCGCGTGCGCGTGGGTCAGCGCGGCGTGTCGCTTGCCGGTCACAGGCTCACCGCCGCGATGCCGAGCAGGATGATCGCCAGTGGATACGCCCAGATGTAGCGCAACGGCCAGAGCAGCCCGATCGCCGTAATCACGATGATGCCGGCGAACGCGCGGCCGGCGAAGGTGGCCTCGATCATGACGGCGTCTCCGCGAGGTGCTCCAGCACGCGCTTCTGCGCCGCTGTGCATTCCTCTGCCACGACGCGCCATTTCGGCACCGGGATGCCGTTGCGCTTGATCTTGCCGCCCGCCAGCGCACAGCGGCGCAGGAACTCAAAGTGCTTGGCGCAGGTCTCCAGCAACTCACGGTCGGTCATGGTCACGCGCCGCCTCCTCGCGCGATGGGGTGACGCGGATTTCGAGCCGGTAGCCGAACACCTCGCCCCACGGTTTCCAGTAGGGCATGTGCTGGTGGACGAACGCGCGCATGCAGAGCAGCCCGAGCAGGAAGCTGAGCGAGCGCGCGCGGCGTATCTCGACGATCCACCAGACGCACAGCGCCAGATTGGCGACGGCCACGATCGAGGCGATCGTCTCGACGATGATGCTCATCGCGGGCCGCCGCGCGGCTTTTCGGCGGTCAGCGGCACGAACGCCAGCGCCACCGCGAGCGCGCCGGAGCCGATCGGGGTCGAGCCGAACAGGATGGTTCGATACAGCCAGCCGCCCGGCACGCGGATGCGCTCCAGGCGGTTCGACGCGGTATCGGTGAGCAGTTCCCAATCGCTCATACCTGAACCCCGAATACCGCCAGTTCGGCCTTGGTGAGCAGGCGCCCGATCATGGCGGGCGACGGCGGCTCAACCTCGCAGCCGGCCACCTCGCCCCCAGGGTTGCAGCCCAGCCTCCAGGCGACCCGGACCGCCTCGACGATGCTCGCCGCCGACACGATGCAGCACCCGAGATGGCGCTGCCCGAGGGGCCGGTTGTTATCCACGAACGACAGCCACCAATAGGTCGTCATCCCGGGAACCGCACGGTCATGGTGCGATAGAGCGGCGCCGGCAACGGCATCGGCGGCACCGGAGCGGTGATATAGCGCTCCGCCTGCTCGCGGGCGAAGTGCAACTCCCAGCCCCGCTTGTAGCCCTTGGCGCGGGCGTAGGCGGCGATGTCGGCCAGTGAGCGCTTGCGCCCCTTGAACGTGCCGTAGCTCATCCTGCCCCACTTGGCGGCCCGCGCGGCGGCCTTGTCGCGCTCCACCAGATCACCCGCCACGGTCTCGATCTCGCGCGGCTGACCCATGCCGATGGTGTCGGGGTTCGGCGCGGCGCGCGGCGGCCGTGGCTTACGGGTGGCGCCGTCCAGCGACCAGTCGATGATGTCATCCCCCGGATCGCCGAGCCGATCGACGTTGCCGGCGTGATCCAGCACGATCAGCGGGCTGCCGTCCGGCTTCGGCCGCATCCCCCGGCCGATCTGCTGCCACGCCAGCGGCAGCGAGCCGGACGGGCGCAGCAGGATGGTGCAGCCGACCGAGGGGATGTCCACGCCCTCACTGATCACGTCGCACGCGGTCAGCACGTCGAGCCGCTGGCCATCCTCGATCCCGGCGATCAGCCAGTCGCGCTGATCCTTCGGCGTGCCACCATGCACACAGGCGGCGCGATAGCCGGCGGCGCGGAATGTGGCGGCCACGTCCATCGCATGCTGCACGGTGACACAGAACGCCAGCGCGGTTTTGCCCGGTGCCCGCTTGGTGAACTCGGCGACCGCATCGCCGGTCACCACACTGGCGCGCTTGGCCATTTCATCGCCCGCCGCCCAGTCGCCCGCCACCTTGCGCAGCCCAGCCGCATCGATCTGGGCTGCCGGGACGAACACCTTGGTGGGCGCGAGGTAGCCGGTGGCGATGAGTTGCGGCGTAGCGGGGCCAACGACCATGTGGTCGAAGAACCCGCCGGCCTGGATGCCGAGGCCCTTGCCGTCGTTGCGGGCGGGCGTCGCCGATACCCCGAGGATTTTCGCCTTGGGCTGGCTGCGCAGGAACGCCGCCCAGGTCTCCGCCACGGCGTGGTGGCATTCGTCCAGCACCAACAGGTCGAACTGCGGCAGTAGGGCGAGCCGGTTGATCACGGTCTGGATGCTCATCACCTGCACGGGCGCGCCGTGGTCGCGGTCGAGGCCGGCGGCCATGATGCCGTGCGGCACCCCGCACCAGTCCAGCTTGGCGGACGCCTGCCCGATCAGTTCACGTCGATGCGTTAGGACACCGACCCGCTTTCCTTTCGTCACCGCACCTTTCGTGACCGTGGAAAATATCACGGTTTTTCCGCCACCTGTCGCTAATTGATAGCAAACTGCGCGAAATCCAGCGCCGTAGGCGGCGCGGAGTCTTGAGACGTCTTCGATTTGATACGGCCGAAGTATCAGGTCTTTTGAAGGTATTGTGCCGGACATTTGATGTGATCTCTCAGGTGTCATGTGTGTGTGCAGGCACATACTATCCAAAGTGACCCACTATTCAAGCGGAAATTTTGAATTTCTACTGCGGGTTTTGCAACGAGTATGGAGAAATCTGCGGCAGGTTCTCGCGGTGTTCACCATCAGAACAACTGGCCCTGCTTCACCTTGTCGCCCGGCCGGCCGCGCACGTTGCCCTTGGTCCGGGGTAGCGGCGCGTAAAGCGACGGCACCCACTCGGCGTCCAGCTTGGCGCGGTGATACAGGCAGACCCACACCGTCGGGCGCGGCGGCAGCCCGTAGCCGAACCGGGCCGGCGCACCGCAGATCGAGCAGCGGTGCTCAGCCGGCATCGTCGCCATCCCTGGGGCGGTGCCAGATCGGGCGATAGGGATTGCCCTCGCCGCCGAAATCGTCGTCCCAGCGGTCTTGCAGGAACATTCCAACCCGGACGTCGAGCGTCGCGAACGACTTCCACAGCGGGCCGTCGATGCGGCTGGGTAGGCTGTGCTTCACGATACCCCAGAACTCCCGGAAGTCGCGCAGCATGCGAGCGAGCAGTTCGGCGGCTTTTTGGTGTTCTTCCCGGCTTAGCGGATCACGGCGGCGTCCCATTTCCCATCCTCCATTCCGACCCATTGTAGTCGTCCCTTGTCGTCCCTCAACAGAGAATTTCGTTGCAAAGTGACGGCAAGGGACACCGCCAAGGTGACTTTGCATGTGCGGGCGTGTGCACGCGCAGGCAGACAAACTCACTTAGGGGTCGTCCAAGCCGTCCCTAAGTTGCATGATGCAATTCAACCTCCCTCGTTTTCGTAGAGCGCTGGTGGGTTCAGCCGCAGCCCGACGACCAATCTCTTGCCGTTATTTTTCGTTCTTTTCAGCCGCTTGGCTGGCGGCAGCGGCTCATACTGCTCGATCGCCTCGGCGAACGCGTTGCCGGTCATGGTCTCCTCGCCGTTGCGCTGTGCCCAGACGTTGAACGATGCGCGCAGCCGGGCCGGCTCCATTTCCGCCTGGGGATCGAGGATGCACCACTCCTCGACCCAGCGAGCGAACGGGTCTTGGCCTTCGAAGTAGGTTTGCCCAGCGACGCGGACGGCCTGCGGCGGGTCCAGCCCGATCTTCTGCCACGCGAGGCAGCCCTCGATCAGCCAGCGCAGGATGGCCGGCCCCTCGGCGAGCAGTTTGGCCTTCAGATGCCGATCAGGCTCCTCCGGCTTGCGGGTGAACGGCAGGATGCGCAGCCGGCGTTCCATGCCGGTGGAGCGGCCACGCAGCCTGGGCAGATGGTTGCCCTGGAGCGCCATCTTGTGGCTCGGCTTGAAGCGGAACGGGCGGCCCATCGGGTGGCGGCCGGACAGCGTGTCGCCACCGGTCACCTCTTTGATGAACGCCTCGGCCCAGAACGCGTCGCGCTCCGGCTCGTTGGCCACGATCAGGCGCAACCCGGCCATTGAGGCGCGGTAGTATTCCGTCGGCGACCACGTCTGCCCGGTGAACACCTCCATCGGCGTGCTGCCGGCATAGTCGCCCATGATGTGCACGATGGTCTCGATCAGCGTGCCCTTGCCGGCACCCGCCAGCCCGAACAGGAACAGGAAGATTTCCTCGTTGGTCAGCCCGGTGAGCGCGTAGCCGAAATAGCGCTGGATGAACCGCACGAGATGCTCATCACCGTGCATGGCGTAGTCGAGGAACCCGATCCAGGTGGGACAATCCGGCGTGACACCGGGGGTCACGTTGGTGGCGCGCGAGATCATGTCCTCGCGCCGGCCCGGGCGGAGTTCACCGGTCGCGAGATCGACCACACCGCCGGGCGTGCCGAGCAGCATGCGGTTCTCATCCCAGTCGCCCTGCGCGGTGGAGATCGGCGGGATGGTGCGGGCACCGAGTTCGACGGCGCCGGAGAACGTGCGCTTCTCGATCACCAGCCGCGCCTTGGTCGGGTCGCGGCCACGGGTCTCGCCGGCCAGTTGGCGGCACAGGTTGAGCGCCCAATAGAACGCCAGCTTGCGCTCATCCGGGCGCCAGCGGTGCTCACCCCACACCAGCCACTGGCCCGAGGCGTGATTGAACCGGAGCGCCTCGTGATTGGCGGTGACGAACAGCCGCATGGCAAACTGCTCGGTGATCAGTTCGCCAGCCGCGATCATCGGTGGCGGGATGCCGTCCCAGTCGTCTGGCGGCTCCTCGCCCGCATCGTCCGGTGGCGGTGGATCATCACCACCCCCGCCATCACCCCCGTCGCCGGGCGGAGGGGGTTGTGGGGCCTCCGGCGGCTCCCAGGTGGGGGTCTCGCGCACCAGCGCCATCAGCGCCTCCACCGTGCCGCCAGCGGCCAGCCAGTCGCTGACGTCGCCCTTCGGTCCCAGCCCCGGCAGCATCAGCACCTTGACCGACCACGCCACCCCGGTGAGCGCCTGGGCGACCGCAGCGGCATGGTCCTGCCCCGGCAGCACCGGCCTGCCGTCGGGATGCCAGAGCGGTTCCTTGGTCTTCTGGTGCCGCGCCTGGGGGTCATTGTCCGGCAGGATCACCACGTCGCGCCCGGCGAAAAATCCGTTGTAGGCGGCGCGCCATTTGCCGGCGCCACCGATACACGTCGTGGCGGTCAATCCCAGCGCGGCGAGATTGTCGGCATCTTTCTCCCCTTCGCAGATGAACACGGTGGCGGCGCTGGATTTGAGCAGCGCCGGTAGCAGGTAGAGCGGCCGCGTATCCCTGGGGATGTCGCGCACGCTCCATTTCCATTTGGTGCCGCCGTCGCGGAGCGTGCCGTCGGGCCGGCGCTGCATGAATTTCGGATTGCCGGTGACGGTGCGGATCACCTCCAGCACCAGATGCCCGGCGGCATCGAGGTAGCGGTAGACGCGGCTGATGTTCTCCCACGGCGGAATGCGCGGTGGGTCGGGCTTGCGGTCCTGCGCTAAGTCGGCGCCGGTTGCCCCGCCAGCCGTTTCACCTGCCCCAGGCGGCGGATGGGCGCCATTCGTCTTGGGCGCCGTCCTGACCCCACCGCGCGGCGGCAGTGGCGTGCTGGTGCCCCGGGCGAGGTGCCACATCGGCACGTAGCCGCCGCCGGTCCCCGCCTCATGGTCCCGCCAGACCATCTCGACGACGCGCAGGGCCTTGGAGCCGTTGGCGCCGAATCGCAGTTCAGCCGGCGACGACAGCGCCCGGTTGGGCTGGCCCCACGCCTCGATCGCCAGTTCGGTGATGGTGGGCCACGATGGGTCCGGGACAAACGTCCCGGACACCTAACGACGCCCCGTTCGCTCCTCACTGTCGTCACAGGCACGACCCAGCCGCGTGCCACTGGCACGACCACGACCCATACGTCCGCGTGATCCGGCGACCTCAATCGGTTGTGTTTGAAACGTCACGCGGAACCTCCTTGCAGAGTGTCCCCGAGCGTGGGATAAATCGGTTCTGTAAGGGAACCCGATCCATCCCCACCGGGTGAGTTGGAGACCTATTGGACGCCCCTCGGATTGCACCCGGGGGGCGTTCGTCATTTGGGGGTGTCTGGGAACCCGAACCCCGAGCCTAACCCGACCGGCCCGGATCAGCCACCCGCAATCCTCCGTTACACATGAAATCGCACGATATCCCCGGCTTCCACCGGGTTGTCCCCATCGGGTCAGCGTCGATCACTGCCGCGTGCCCTCGGTCGAGGTGAACGTGACCAGCCGCACCGAGACCACCGGGTGCGGCGTGCCCAGACTGGCGGCCCGCGCCCGCTCCGCCAATGCCGCCAGCCGTTCCGCCGTGGCCCGGCGCGACGACATCAGCGGCGTCATCCCCATGCCGAGATTGCCGCCGACGATCCCCTCGGTGCCGTCGGCGTAGGTCGCAATCCAGAGGTGCAGTTCGCGGATGAACTGGCCCGGCGTCGGCACGGACGCGATCAGCACGTCAACCATCACACCCCCACCTGCCGTGTCTGGTTGAGCGGCACGACGCCCTGGCCCCGCGCGAACGGCGCCCACCAGAACACCCCGCTCCGCCTGATCTTGAAATGGCCCCGGACCAGATGCAGCCGTGTGGGATGGCGCGGATCGTGCGCCTCGCCAGCGCGGGCCGCCAGCGCGCGCGTGAGGTGGATGCCGACATGGGTGTAGTCGAGCAGCGGCCGCTTGCCGCGCGCCACCCGCGCCTTGTTCAGCTTGGCGGGCACCGGCTTCCATTCGGTCACCGCCAGATTGCGCGAGTTGAGCAGCATCACGGCGGCGCGCAGCATCGGCGCCTCGCCTTCCAGGTCTTTCAAGGCGGCTTTCATCACGATCTCATGGCAGCCGGCATCGACACAGCGGTTGGTGAATTTCTGCATCAGCGGCGACACCACCAGACCGAACCGCTGTTGATCGGCGATCACGTCGTCGCGGTCGGACAGCCGCACGCGAGGAAAATCGCGCGCCATCGCGGCCCAGGCCGCGTCATCGGCCGCCTGGAACTGCTTCACCCCATTGGTGATGTCGGCGACCGGGCGGTTGCCCTCGGCGCGCCAGTCGAACGTCACCAGCAGCGGGCAGATGTTCACCAGCCCGAAGCCCGGCTCCTCATCGCCGCGCAGGTCGCCGCGTGAGTGGCTCCAGGCGTAGCTGATCGAGCCACGCTGCAACGAGGGATCGGTCATCACCAGACAGCCCATTCGTTTCGGCGTCGGCGCATACAAATCCTTCCGCGTCGAGGCGAGGCCGGAGAACCCGGCGGGCCACTCAAACCAGCACGCCGGGAACGGCAGCCGGCACAGCGTGAGTGCGCGCAACTGCGGCCCGATCGCGCTGTTCGCAATGGTCAGCGCACTGCGCATCACCTCGGCCGCGAAGTCGAACCGCTGCGCCTGGGCGATCTGCCGCGACAGTGCACTATAAGCGCCGCAATACAGCGCATCGTCATCGGTGCCGATACGGGCGGCGATATCATCAGCCAGCATCGACCAGCGCCCATTCGGCGATCTCGCGCGCCTCTTTGGCGCTGCTGACGTGAGCGATGCGATGCAGCGCTACCGCGTAGTCGGCCAGCTTGCGGTGCAGTTCCCGCTCCTCGCGCTGCTTGCGCACGCGATAGGTGCGGTTGCGCTCGCGGTTGGTCAGCGGCACGTCGCCCTTCGGTTTGCCGGTCATGCTTCACCCCGGGGCCGCTGATGATGGCTG